CTCACAAGAAGATCCACGTTGTAGTAACTAAAGACATTGACACAGGCGATGTAAGACTATGGAAAAATCCCAATGGCCTAAACGACTATCTAAGCAAGGCTACAGTCCTGATAGCTCACAATGGAATCAGCTTCGATTTTCCAGTGTTGAACAGATCATGGAATACGAAGATAAGGTTGAAGAACGTATTCGACACTCTTATAGCAAGCAGGCTACTCGATCCAAGCAGGGAGCAAGGACATTCTCTGGAAGCCTGGGGAACGAGTCTAGGTTTCAAGAAGATTAACTACCCTGCTGTATGGCAGTGGATGATGGACAGGAGACAAGAGTATGACGGAGAATGTTTCGATAAACCTATTGATAGTCTTATGGACTACTATTGCGTTAGGGATGTTGAAGTTACTTCTAAACTATACTTTCATCTCACTTCTGAATTGGACAAAAAAGGCTTTAGTCAAGAATCTGTTGACTTAGAGCACAAAGTAGCAGCAATCATCGCAGAACAGGAAAGAAATGGATTCAAACTTGACACCGTTCACGCCACTTGTCTACTTACTGACATCAAAGGAAAAATGGCAGGAATATATGAACAGATGCAGCATAGATGGCCTCCCTACGAGGTTCCACGAGTCAGTGAGAAAACAGGAAAGCAACTCAAGCCCTTGTTGGTTACTTTCAACCCCGGCTCAAGAAAGCAAATCGGAGAAAAGCTAAAGGAACTTGGGTGGAAACCTAAGAAGTTTACCGAGACAGGTCAGCCTATGGTAGATGAATCTATCTTGTCTGACATTGACATCCCAGAAGCTAAGATGATTGCTGAGTATCTGATGCTCCAGAAACGAGTAGCACAGATTGAAAGCTGGTTAGAGGCTATGAAGGATGACGGAAGGGTTCACGGTAAGGTTATTACCAACGGAGCAGTGACAGGACGAATGACACACAGTAGCCCTAACATGGCACAAGTGCCTAATGCAGGGTCAATCTATGGACATGAGTGTCGTGAGTGCTGGACTGTTGAAGAAGGTAATGTTTTGGTAGGCTGTGATGCTTCAGGTTTGGAGCTTCGTATGCTTGCTCACTATATGAATGATGACGATTATGTCAGAACAGTCACTGAAGGATCATCTAAAGATGGGACAGATGTACACACAGTTAATCAACATTCTGCAGGACTACCAACGAGAGATGCAGCCAAGACCTTTATCTACGCTTTCTTGTACGGAGCAGGCGATGCTAAAATTGGCTCCATTGTTGGAGGAACTGCTAAAGATGGAGAAAGACTCAGAGCAAAGTTTCTATCGCAAACACCGTCCCTTGCAAGACTTCTCGAACGAGTCAAGAGAATAGCAGGTTCAGGAAGCGTCCCAGGACTTGACGGACGACGCATCTGGGTACGAAGTGAACATGCAGCACTTAACAGTCTCTTACAAGGGGCTGGTGCAATCGTAATGAAGAAGGCATTGTGTATCTTCTACGACAAGATCAAGGCTAACAAGTGGCCTGTGAAGCTAGTCGCTAATGTACACGATGAATTCCAGTTTGAATGTTCTCCTGAAATTGCTGAGGAGGCAGGAAAAGCTGCTAGAATGTCAATCATTGAGGCAGGCGAGTTCTATAAACTCCGATGCCCTCTAGACGGAGAATACAAAATTGGAAAAAGCTGGCGAGAAACCCACTAATGTCATCACCATTGAAGTCTATGGTGATTCCTTTGAAGTCAAGGCTACTGCTGGTCTGGACATGCTAGACCTGTACTGCATCTTCTCAGCAGGTCTTGACTACCTTGAAAACTATGCAGGCTACTTGGAGACTAAAGAAAGTGTAACAATACAATGAAAAGTACTTGACAAACACAAATAAAGCTGATATACTAATTGTATAGTTTATTGAGACTGTGGCGTAATCGGTAGCCGTTTTTAGAGACTAAACTCTAAAATAATACTTGACACGGCTCTTAAAATAGTGTATAATTATAGGTACGGGCGATTGGTGAAACTGGCAAACACACTGGATTTAAGCTCCAGCGCCGTAAGGCTTCAGGGTTCGACTCCCTGATCGCCCACCAACTTATAGGAGACACTATGAAAATTTATGGGCCGTATACACGCAAAGACGGAAGAAAACATGTTGTTATCATTCACGATGACGGATCAAGACAAACAAAATCTTATCCTAGGTTGTTGATGGAACAGCATCTTGGCAGAGAACTTCTACCTGAAGAAACTGTAGATCATATTAATAACGACTTTACAGATGATCGTATTGAAAATTTACAGCTTTTAACATTAGAAGAAAACGCTAAAAAAGCAATGGAAGGACGCTACGCAAAACTTTATTCGTTTACCTGTCCTTCTTGTGGTAAAGAAGCTGAAAAGCTACTTAGACATGTTAAAGGTAACTTGAAAAAAGGAAGGCGTGGGCCTTACTGTAGTAGGAAATGTGCCGGAAAAGATAATTATGTCAATCCCTGGTTAAACAAACTTAAAGGAAAATGAAATGGATATGAAACCTGTAAAGATCGGTGGTGAACTCTTCTGGAGCAACTGGATGGCTCAGTACAACACTAAGTTCAACGAGGACAACAAGAAGTACGAATGCACTATCGGCAATCTTTCAGATAAGGACTGTGAGGCTCTGAAGGAGCTGGGTATTCAGATCAAAGAGAAAGACACTATGGGCAAGTATATTGTCGCTAAGAGTCTGTATAAGTTTGATCCTGTAGACCAAGACGGTAAGCCTGTGGAGATTGACGCTATCGGTAACGGTACTAAAGTGTCTGCACTGGTGTCTAGCTATCGCCACAAGATGTCAGCTAAGTTCGGTGCTGCTCCGTCTGTGAAGAAGCTTATCGTGACTGAACTGAAGACGTACAATCCTGACGCTTCAGATGACGATGACGACATTCTCTAAAGAGGTTCCAAAGAAGTTACTCATTGATGCTGATTTCTTGATCTACAGTGTAGGTTTTGCAAGTGAGGAAGATTCTGAGAAGTTTGCTAAGAGCAGGTTAGTAGAAGCAATGGAAGATATGGTCTACATCCACCTGAAAGCAGATTCTTATGAAGCCTTCCTAACTGGTAAGAACAACTACCGATACGAGATTGCAAAGACAGTCCCTTATAAGGGTAATCGTAAGGATATGAAGAAGCCTAAACATTATGAGGCTCTTCGTTCCCATATGGTTAAACGCTTAGGCGCTGTCGTTGTTGAAGGTCAAGAGGCTGACGATGAAGTAGCTATCAGGATGACTAAGGAGCCAGATCAGTACCTGCTTGTAGGCGTAGATAAAGACCTAAGGCAGATACCTGGGTGGCATCATAACCCTATGAAGGCTCACACGGAGTATATTGATGAGTTTACTGCTTACAAGAACTTCTGTCTTCAGCTACTTACAGGGGACAGAGTTGACAACATCCCGGGTTTGGAAGGTATTGGCCCTAAGAAAGCAGCTAAAGCGTTGGAAGGCACAAAGACAAAGGAAGATCTCCTACGGGCTGCGTTTGAGAAGTATCAGGAATTGGGGCATACGAGAGACTATTTTGTCGAGCAGGGGCAGTTGCTCTGGCTCAGGCGTACTGAAGGAGAGCTATGGCAACCACCAGACGAAAGTATAGTGCCAAACAAGCAGCAATGAAGCATGGCTACCGCAGTGGCTTAGAAGAGCGTATTGCGGAGCAGTTGGACAAGCTAGGTATCGACTACACTTACGAACAGGTTAAATTGACATACATCAAACCTGCTTCTAAGCACGTATACACACCTGACTTTGTGCTTCCTAACGGGATCATTGTAGAGACGAAGGGAAGGTTCTTACTTGCCGATCGTCAGAAGCATATCCTAGTAAAGAAACACAATCCAACACTTGATATTCGGTTTGTCTTTAGTAACTCTAAAGCACGGATTAGCAAGACTAGCCATACTACCTACGCTGCTTGGTGTGAGAAGAATGGCTTTAAGTATGCAGACAAGACAATCCCTGAGGAGTGGCTAAGTGAGTAAAGACACAGGCGGGCCAGCGTTTCCTGCTGGCACAGCATTTCAAGGCATGACCCTGCGCGACTACTTTGCTGCCAAGGCGATGCAGGGGATTATTTCTGCATGGAATACGGGAATGCCGCCCGGTCAACTTACATCAGAAGCTGCATACCAATATGCTGACGCCATGATTAAAGCAAGGAACAACAATGAATAGTATGTTTAAGATGTTAGAGAACGACGCAGTACGAGAAGCCTGGAATGAAGTCATGGAGGCTCTGGTAGTAGAGAAACTGAAAGAGGACTCCCTCTTGTGTCTTGATTGGGATGACATTGAGACTGCAGAGGCTATCTTGGTTGTTCTCCGCTACTTTATGCCTTATAATCAGTTCCGTAGTTTCCTTGAGGAGGTACGTGATGCAGGTATCGACAACAAGCGATAACAATGTCATCTACACGTTCACCAAAGAGGAACAAAAATACCTGATGGAACATCATATCTGGTATCTGCTTCTTAGTAAGCTGACGTACAAAGAAACTGTAAAGGTAGAGTAATCATGGAAGTTAATCTTCTGCATGAAAACCCAGACGGTAGCGCCTGTTATAGCTTTGATCTTACTCAAGAAGAACAGCAGCAGCTTCTAAAGTATGGTATTCTTGAGGCTATAAAGAACGGTATCCGAGAGGGCAAGAAACTAACCTGTGAAGGGGATGAAGTTGAAAGTTGAACTTGTGTGGGCTACTCCTGATTTGGAGGAGAAAGTAGCTTACTGTGCTCGTGTTAGCAATCCTAACAATCAACGTAACCATGAGACAGCGCCTAAGCTGCTCAAGTACCTGATGAAGCACAAGCACTGGAGTCCTTTTGAGATGGCTAATGTTTGTATGGAGATTGAAACTACTCGTGATATTGCACGGCAGATCCTTCGCCATCGTAGCTTTAGCTTCCAGGAGTTCTCTCAGCGTTATGCAGAAGTTAGTGAGTTTGAGACACGAGAGTGCCGACTGCAGGACAACAAGAACCGACAGAACAGCTTGACTACCGATGACTTGGACACACAGGAATGGTGGTGGGCTGCTCAGAATCGTGTGAAGTCTGAAGCTGAATTCATGTATCAGGCTGCTTTGAATCGAGGCATTGCTAAGGAGCAGGCTCGGGCATTGCTTCCTGAGGGCATGGCAGTCAGTCGTATGTACATGAACGGCACACTGCGTAGCTGGTTGCACTACATTGAAGTACGTACTGATCCTAGTACACAGAAGGAGCATCGTGATGTAGCAGAGGCTTGTAAGTCAGTTATCGCTACATTGTGTCCATCTATCATGGAGATTTATCAAGAATGAACATGTATGAAGAGATTGACGAAATCCTTGACAACTTTGACTTTGAGAAAGTAAAGAAGGTCATGGACGCTCTTGAATGGAAGTATTGGGATAGCCAAGACTCTCATGTTACAATTCCAGAGCTTCGTAAAAAAGCCAGGGAGTTGCTTAAAACTGTCTATTGCAAGTCCACATTCTCAGATCACTGGTGTGCTGGTACTGGAGGCTTTGAAGCGGAACGGTGGATGTACCCTGGAGATACAAAGAAGTATCTCTATCTGAAATTTATTGTTGAGGAGCAGACGAATGCTTATTGAAGATTATCAAAAGGAAGCTTGGAACACGGCCTTGGAAACAGCTAAGAATCCTGCTTACATGGTAGCGAATCTGACCTCGGAGGCTGGTGAAGTTGCTGGTAAGTATGCCAAGTGGATTCGTGATGGTGTCTTGGACGAAGAAGGCCTTCAGAAGGAGATGGGAGATGTGTTCTGGCAGCTTGCTGGTCTGTCTACTGTGATGGGCTGGAGCTTGGCAGACATTGCTTCTAAGAACCTTCAAAAGCTGGCCTCTCGTGCAGAACGACTGACCATTGGAGGTAGCGGAGATGACCGATAATGCGTATCCTTGTAATCCCGGACTGTCAGGTTAAAGAAGGTGTTCCGCTTTCGCATCTTACATGGGCCGGAGAAGCCATCTGTGAGTATCGTCCTGATGTTGTGGTTAATCTGGGGGATTTCGCTGATATGCCTAGCCTCAGTAGTCATGACATCAAAGGTTCTAAGTACTTTGAAGGGCTTCGTTACAAGACTGACATCCAGGTTGCTAAGGAAGCGATGAAGTTGCTTCTGAAGCCTTTGAAGGACTTGCAGGCCCGACAACGGAAGAACAAGGAGAAAGTTTATAAGCCTCGTATGGTACTGACTCTGGGTAACCATGAGAATCGTATCGACAGGGCTGTGAACAATAATCCTACCTTGGAAGGTTTGATCTCTACAAAGGACTTGGACTATGAACGTGATTGGGAAGTTTATCCTTTCCTCCGTCCTGTTTTCATTAATGGCGTGGGCTTTAATCATTACTGGCCTGTGGGAGCTATGGGGCGACCCGCTGGTAGTGCCGCTGCTATTATTAACAAGCTACATATGTCTTGTGTTGCAGGACACCAACAAGGTAAGCAGATTGCCTATGGTAAGAGAGCAGATGGTAAACCTATCTGTGCTATCATCGCTGGTAGCTATTATCTACATGATGAGTCTTACATGGATCAACTGAGTAACCGACATTGGCGTGGCCTGTTAGTGATGAATGAAGTCAATGATGGACATTTCGATGAGATGTTCCTCAGTATTGAATACTTACAAAGGAAATATGGAAATGAGCAAAAAGAAGATCAAGTACAATAAACGTGCTTTCTTGAATAAAGACACAGGCCTTGCCTCTGTACAGTGCTCTGTTGAATCTTGGGACTACAGCTATGGCTTGGATGCCTCTATTGAAATCCATGACTGTAACCGTGCTGTGAGCCTGGACTTCAGCGCCTATGGCCCTAAAGACTTGTCTGTTGCTTTCAACAAACTTGTTCGCTTTGCAGACCAGATCAATGAGATGGTTACTTTTTATGCCGATAACTTTGACGCTATCAAAGAAGACATGGAAAACAAGGAAGCTGAACGTAAAGCTAACCGTAAAAAGTACAAGCGAAAGAACTTTGCAGATCTAGTTGAGGAACTGAATGATGACAAAGACTCCAAGTGAGCACAAGTGTAATACCTGCTTCTATGGTTCCTTTGATAAGAATGTACAGCCTTGTGTGGTCTGCGAAGGCTACAACAAGTATGTTAATGTGAATGTGTTTAGCCCTGACTATACCAAGATCAGTACATGGCAAGATGAGGATGCTTTTGAAGTGAAAGAAACTAAAAAGAATGATGCTGTTAATTCACCTCAGCACTATACTGCAGGTAAGTACGAGGTGATTGATGTCATTGAAGATTGGAATCTGAACTTCCGTCTAGCTAATACTATCAAGTACATTGCTCGACACAATCACAAAGGGAAGCCTTTAGAGGACTTAAAGAAGGCTCTCTGGTATCTCCAGCGGGAGATTGATAAGCATGAGCGAAATAACGCTTGAAGAACTGAAAGAGCGTCTTTCAAGCCTCGATGAGATCACACTGATGGAACTACTAGACCTCCACAGTGATGAACTTGTCGAAGCATTTGAGGATAAGATAGAAGAAAACCAAGATAAACTAAAGAGGATGCTAAATGACGTTTAAAATGAACGCTTACAACGAGTACATCGCCAAGAGCCGTTACGCACGGTTCCTTGACGATAAAGGCCGTCGTGAGCACTGGAATGAGACTGTATCTCGCTACTTCGACTTCATGACTAAACACCTGAAGAAGAACCACAACTATGAGCTTACTTCTGAGCTTCGTGGTAAGCTTCAGGATGCTGTCACAGCTCTGGATGTGGTTCCCTCTATGCGGGCTATCATGACTGCTGGGGATGCTCTGGAACGTCAGAACATTGCAGGCTATAACTGCTCATACCTGCCCATTGATGATCCTAAAGCCTTTGATGAGGCTATGTACATCCTGCTGTGTGGTACTGGTGTTGGCTTTAGTGTGGAGCAAAAGTATGTCAATAAGCTTCCTGAGATCCCTTCTCAGCTCTTTGAGTCTGAGTCTATGGTTGTCGTTAAAGACTCCAAGGAAGGATGGGCAAAAGCTCTGCGACAAGTTATCGCCTTGCTCTATGCAGGTGAAGTACCTAAGTGGGATGTCAGTTCAGTTCGAGCTGCTGGCACAAGGCTTAAAACCTTTGGTGGACGAGCTTCTGGCCCGGAGCCTCTCGTTGAACTCTTTAAGTATGTGGTCAGCAAGTTCAAAACTGCAACTGGCCGTAAGCTTACAAGCCTTGAGGCACACGACATTCTTTGTAAAATCGGCGAGGTTGTCGTCGTGGGAGGAGTCCGACGCTCTGCCATGATTAGCTTGTCTGACTTGAGCGATGATCGTATGGCTCACGCTAAGGCAGGCAACTGGTGGGACGGTAACGGTCAACGGGCTTTGGCTAACAACAGTGCAGTGTACGATGTACGTCCTGATGTTGGTCAGTTTATGCGTGAGTGGAGTAGCATTTATGAGAGTCATTCGGGAGAGCGCGGAATCTTTAATCGCTATGCTTCAGAACTTCAAGCTGGCAAAAATGGCCGACGCAAGCTCAATCAAGAGTGGGGCACTAACCCTTGCTCTGAAATTATTCTGCGTCCTTATCAATTCTGTAACCTTTCTAGTGTTATTGTTCGCAGCGACGATACTGTGGATCGACTTCGGGATAAGATCGCTATGGCGACTATTCTCGGGACTTTTCAATCGACGCTAACACACTTCCCGTATCTGCGTAAGGTGTGGCAGACAAACACTGAAGAGGAACGTTTGCTTGGCGTATCTATGACGGGTATCCTTGATAATCCGTTATTGAACGATCCTGATAACCCTGACCTTCCTGGTCTTCTTGAGGAGCTTAAAAATGTGGCTGTTTCTGTTAATTCT